CCGCAACACCGAGAAAGGGTATTCCTTATCGGACATCTTAGAGGAAACCCCCGACCAAAAGTATTTCCTATCGGAGCAACAAGTAGAAGCAATGCTCAGTCGGACAAGGAAGAACGAGAAGGAAGGCAGGGGTTTTTCTCCCACATTTCTCCGACCCTTGACGCCCATTATTACAAAGGAGGAAACTCCCGACAATATGTAGTTGAGCAGTTCATCCGCCGAGAAAATAGTTTTAGAACTTTTGAGAATGTGGCTCCAACACTTCTCGCTCACATGGGAACTGGTGGTAACAATGTTCCTTTTGTGAGACCAGTCTTGGATGTTGCTCGAGTAAATAAAAAACCAAACGGGCGACTAATCAAAGATGATGGAGACCCGATGTACACAATTACAGCGCAAGACCGACACGGAGTTCTAACAGGCGATGATGATGGTTTTGCTCTTAGAAAATTAACTCCCTTGGAGTGTGAAAGACTTCAAGGACTACCCGATGGATGGACGGAGTTTTACGAAGATGGACGAAGAGTTTCAGATTCCGAAAGATACGAACGGTGCGGACGGACAATCACAATTCCTGTTGTGGAAGCGATTGGTAGAAGGCTTCATGAGTTCTACTGAGCCATTTTCTTTTGACACCATCGATAACTTCGATGAGCATATTGCTCAATCAATTCCAAACTATCACACGCTAACTGAGGCAATCTGTGATTTGAGTACATACTTTATGACCGAAGATACTCAGGTTATTGACCTTGGATGTTCTACTGGAAAACTATTAGAAAGACTTCCTCACCGTGGTAAGAAAATCGGTATTGATATAGCGGACAACCTTTTACCTGAGTCTCATGATGAAACCCTTTATGTTCGCAAAGACTTAAGAGCCTTCAATGGTTTTGGTAAATCGAGTTTGATTCTTTCAGTCTTTACTCTTCAGTTCATTCCATACGAGGACAGACCAAACATCCTAAGCATCATCTATGAATCTCTAGTTGAGGGTGGGGCTTTTATATGGGCTGAGAAAGTTAGAGAAGAATCGGGTGAACTAGAGCAGGTAATCAACGGCGCCCACTATGACTTTAAGCGCAAAGCCTTTACCGCTGAGGAGATACTAAACAAAGAGCGGGACTTGAGACCCATCATGAAAGTTAATTCCTCGGTACGAAATCAGATATTGGCAGAGAACGCAGGGTTTACAGTAGGCACAATGTTTTGGAAGTTCTTTAACTTCGAAGCATGGATTTACATTAAATGAAAGCGAAAATAAAAGTTGGACAAGTTGCTTCAGTTCCTCTGTCATCCCTTGAGTCATATCCGACGAATCCTCGTCGTGGCGATATTGAAGCGATTGCTCAATCTCTCAAAGCCCATGGGCAGTACAGACCGATTGTTGTTCAGTATGGCTCGAATTTTATCTTGGCGGGTAACCACACATACAAAGCGGCAAAGAAACTTGGCTGGAAAAAAATCAAGATAACTTATGTAGAGGTAGATGAAGAGAGCGCTCGCAAGATTGTTTTGGCTGATAATCGCCTGACTGACCTAGCCACTTACAACGAGCCATTGCTTAAGAGTTTATTGACCGCACTTCCTGAACTTGAAGGAACTGGCTTCACTCAATCTGAGGTTGAGACTTTAGATAGGTTGATGACTGGTAAAGATAAAGACCCTGTGAGCGGTTCTAAGCCTTTACCTAGCGACCCTGAAGTAAAGGTTAGCGCTTGGAAGTTTACAGTTGAACTTGAGGCTTACAAGGCTTGGAAAGAGCAACTTTATGTAGAGGCTCCAACAAAACAAAAAGCCATCAAGGAAATTAAAACCCGATTAGGATTACCTGAGCGTAAACCAGTTGAGCCTGAGCCAAACGGCGAGCGCTCTGAAGTTACCTCTGAAGATATAGAGACAGTTGCCATTAACGAGATTAAGGTTCATCCACTTAATCCAAGAGAAGGTGACATCGGTTCAATCATTGAGTCTCTTACACACATGGGTCAGTATCGACCTATCGTGGTCAATAAGCGCACCAAACATATTCTCTCAGGGAACCACACCTATCAAGGAGCGGTTCAATTAGGATGGGAGAAGATTGCCGTTCATTGGGTTGATGTCGATGATGTTGAGGAAATTAAAATTCTTATCGTCGATAACCGCACCTCTGACTTGGCAACATACGACCCACAGGAGTTGAACAAACTTCTAACCAGTACGGGCTTGAGGGGAACAGGCTTTAGTGCTGAGGAAGTGGCTGAGATTCTCGCAGGAGGAAAATCTAAGCCTGGGCATATTCCTGTGGGTCGCACAACCATCCGAGTAGGCGAACACAATATGAGAGTTCATACCGAGGACTTAAATGAATGGGCTAACACAATAAATGGCTGGAAAGATGTGGCTGAGTTATTATTTATCCCCGTTGAGGCTTGTACTGTGGAGGAAAAATAATGAAAATTGCAGGGCTAGAAATCAAACGAGTTGAGGATGGCAAACAAGTAATTGAGGTTTCTTGCTTTCATTGCGCTCGCAGAATTGTTATACGAAAAGAGAATGTCCGCACTACCAATTACTGCATGAACTGTTAAAGGTATAATAAACCCATGGAGAAAAAGATTGGACGCTACTGGCTCGCTTGGGGACGAAGATTGGGATTTGGTATTGGTTTCAGTATCAGTTCATACGGAATCGATATTGACTTAGGGTTTTGGTTTATAGGAGTTGAATTTTAATGACAACCGCAGTTGTAAAAAAGAGTGCTAAACCTAGACCTAAAACTGGTGGGCGCTTGCCGATGCTTCTTGATGATACAAAGCGAGAAGAGTTAATTAACCTGATTGTCCTTGGTATGCCAATTAACAAAGCGGTAGCGATGGTGAACATTGCTGAGTCCACTTTCTATAACTGGATGAGCCGTGGAATGGTAGAGCGAGACAGGCTGGCAACGATTCCTGATGCAAAACCTAAACCCGAGGAGAAAATCTACTTAGAGTTTTTGGAGTCTCTCACACGGGCGAGAGCAGAGGCAATCGCTAAAAAAGTTGCAGTTATCTCAAGTGCGGCAAGTCAAGGAGACTGGAAAGCATCCGCTTGGTGGTTAGAGCGCCAAGCCCCTGAAGATTTTGGCAAGGTCGATAAGCAAGAGGTCTTGAGTCATTCCGTGTCAGAGGTTAGAGTTACAGTCACCATGGGAGAACTACAAGAGAAGATAGCCAAAGTCTTAGAGTCCCGTAAATCGAAAAGCGCTTAACTTATGACCGAGAGACTTCTCGACAAGTTCCTCGAAAGCGATTCCACTAAACAAGCGGAGTTGCTGGCAATGCTCACACCTGAAGAGCGTCATGCCTTGTTGGTCATCCTTGATGCAGAATTAGATAACCCTTGGGCTAGATGGCAAAACGACCCAGTTGGATTTATTGAACAAGGGCTAGGGGAAACTCTTTGGAGTAAACAAAAAGAGATTCTAAATTCTTTGATGGTAAATAAAAGAACAGTAGTTCCTGCTTGCCATGCGCCTGGGAAATCTCACCTAGCGGCACGAGCAGTTGCATGGTGGTTATCAGTTCATCCCGCAGGTACAGCGGTTGCAATTACAACAGCGACTACACACCGACAGGTTAGAAACATTATGTGGCCGCATATTAGAAGAGTTCACGCTAAACATAACTTGCCTGGGGAAGCCGATACGGTTCAATGGAAAATTAACGGCACCGTAGTTGGATACGGATTTAGTCCAAGCGCTCATGATGAAACAGCGGTTCAGGGTATCCATGCACCTAACTTGCTCGTAGTAGTCGATGAGGCTGGAGGTTTATCAGACACAATCGGCGGAGCACTTGAGTCTCTTATGACTGGTGGCAATACGAAACTACTTGTCCTTGGTAACCCGCCAACAGATACAGAGCAGACATGGTTCGAAAGAATCTGCTCGAGTCCGCTTTACAACATAATTCCAATCAGCGCATACGACACACCAAACTTTACGGGTGAGCCAACTGGCAGATGTCGCTCATGCCCTGACTACATAGAAGAGCACGAAGTTAAAACACACCTTGTAGACCAAACTTGGGTCAATGATGTTGTTTCTGAATTCGGTGAAGATTCACCATTCGTTGAAGCCCGTGTTATGGCGCAGTTTCCTAAATCAAGTACAGGCAAAGTTATACCGTTTGCTTGGGCTGAGATGGCAACAGAGAACGAAGAGCCGATTGAATCTAAGATAATTAAACTTGGAGTTGATATTGCATCCGATGGCGGAGATGAGTTTGTTATTGCTCGATTAGATGGCGGAGCAGTTAGCATCGTTCACCGTTCATCAGGTAAACAAAATGCCAACGCAGTTGATGTGGCTGGAGTTGTTATGCGAGAGGTCGAGGCTTGCATCAAGATTCATCAAGATAGGGAAGTTAGAGATAGGGTCAGAGTTAAAATCGATACCATCGGTTTAGGTTGGGGAGTTGTATCTCTTCTTGATAGATGGGTCAAAGAGCGCTCGCTACCCGCTGACATTATCGGAGTCAATGTAGCCGAAAAGCCTAAAGACCAAGCCAAGTTCAAGAATCAAAGAGCCGAGATGTGGTGGAACGCCCGTCAAATGATTCAACCTAAAGATGGTAAACAGGATATTAGATTGAATGTAGATAGGTTCGTCTTGTCGCAGTTGGCAGGACCAACCTATACATCGGATGCTTCAGGTCGAGTTGTTATTGAATCAAAAGTTGATATGAAGAAACGGGGTGTCGCCTCGCCTGACCGTGCTGAAGCAATACTCTTAGCACTCTATGAAAACCGTTCAGTCATTCAAAGCATCGCACCTATCTCAATCGGTCAATCAAATCAATGGGGAACTTTATGAGTTTTTCTGATTGGGATTTAGATTTAAGGTTTGGGCAAGAGGGCGAAGTCCTAGTTAATAACTTTCTGACTTCACCTATTGAAACAGTCGAAGTTAAAAGAGATAGACGCTGGAAAGAAACAGGCAATCTCTACATTGAAACCGAGTGCTGGTCAGATGTTCTTGGATGCTGGTACGCATCGGGCATAAGTACAACCAAGGCGACTCATTGGTCTTTCATTCTTGAGGATTCCGTAGTCATAGTTCCAACCGAGAGAGTTCGGATGGCTATTGCTAAACACGGATTGAAGAGAGAAATGAATCGCCCTGAATACTCAACTAAGGGATATACCGTTACTTTGCATGACTTGTGGCGGTGAAAGAAAGTCGATTAGTTGCTCCACGATTACACAGTCTCTACCCTCAATTAAATGACCGTAATCTCCAGCGAAGGCTTGAATCTCACGAATAATTCTTGCTCGTTCAGTTAGACGCTCTCGCTCCTGAATTTGTTCCATAAGTTTACTAATTTGATTTTCGGGTGTCATCCTCGTCCTCTTCAAAGTTCCAGTCAATATCAATCCAGCCTGAGTTCATATAAGCCTTGATAGAAATACCTAAGGCAATAAAACTAACAGCGAGCGCTAACCATGCAATCATGGGGAATCCTAACTCTTGAGAATCGGATTCTCCCACGCTTGCGGTAGATAAACCAATTACGCATTAGCCAACACATTCTGTGGCTGGATGTCGTAAACAGATTCGTAGAGCAGTTGTCCGCTCTCCCAATCTTTCCAGTTGCCATCGCTTCGAATACTGATGCCATCACCAAAGATTTTCTTAGCAAGGATAAGGGAGGCAGTCACCACCATGTCGTATGGCTTTTCGGCAGTCTTGCAGAATCCATCATCGTAACTAGGCAGTTCGATATAGAAAGTCTCATGCGCTCCAGTTCCTACGCCATTGAAACTTAGATAATCGGATTCGTACTTTTGCTCACCGATTTCAATTCCTGCTTCTTCAGCAGTTGCAACAATCTGCTTTACGCCCTCAATAAATTCAGCAAACTCTTCTTTAGTTGGCTGTTCTTGAAAAGCCCAATAATGTGTATAACCCATTTATGCGTTCTCCTTTTCTAAGCATCGGTTTCTCCACCAAGCACCCTCAAGAGTTTTAGGCGGAGTTAAAACATTGATAAACGATTCAGGAGCCTCGTAGTAGCAAGGACCCTCTGACTCACCAATCACCTTGGTATGAACCCAACCATTCTTACGCTTGGTTAAAATCACGCAAGCAAAGATTGAGTTGTCCTCAAGTTTCTTTAGGGCTACATAGAAAGCCTTTTGACCATCTACATTTTTGCCCTCAAAGATTTTGACGGCTTCATAGATTCCGTCATAAGTCCTGCGGATGTAGTAATTGATAAATGCGTAAGTTGTGAAATTAGTACCTACTGGAGTTGCATCCCATCCCATTACGCACCCACCCCAATCCCGAATTCTTCTCTGATTGCTTGTTGAGTTGCTCTTTTGATTTCTGCAACAGCCCACTCAAAGTTTTCTACCTCAGAGATATTTTCTACATGAACACCAGTTGCCTTAGTGCCGTAGTAGATTTCATAAACTCTGTAACCCTCGACTTTGTAAAGTCTGTACTGACCGATTTTCTTAATTGCTTTCTGAGCCATTTTGTTCTCCTCTCTAAGAACAAGTCCAGTATATCATAACTGGGGTTAATAATCTAACAGGTTTGACTTTGACCTTTTGGCTTGCCGTCCCATAGGAAAGCGCTCGCAAAGGAATTTAGACTGACCCCGTAGCCATCTGAGTAAGACTGAATTTTGTGGCGTCTGACTGGATAAGTACGAGTCTCATAGACCGCAGGTTCATCATAATCAGAGATACGAACCTCATAAGTTGAAGAATCCGTAGCCACCACATTTTGATGCGCCCAACCTGTCACTTCAGTAATGGCACTATTAAGTTTTTGAATCCATACGGATTTATCGCTGACCTTGACCACCTTGAAAAACTCGATATTGGTTTGGTCGTAGCCCCATGATGAGTAAAGAATGTCGCCAATTTTAGGCGTAACTTTTACCTTTTCGATTGTTGTACTCAATTTCCTGCCTCCTTTTTCAAATCTTGAGCAATGTTCCAAGCCTGACGCTTACTGGATGGCAATTTACCCTCGCCCTCTGAGTTAGCGTATTCTTCAAGTAATCGGGCAATGGTGTGAGCCTTGACCCCTGCGATTGAGATTTCATCTTTCATTATTGAGTCACCTCTTCCTTAACAAAGATTGCTTGGATTCTGTATTTCTTGCCACCAAAAACCGCTTGGATAGTTGCAAAATCCTCAGCCTGTTGTTTGCTGTCAAAATAGTATTTTTGTTTTTGACCCTTGAACTCGACCTCGTAGACTTTCTTCATTCCGTCCTCCTCTCGGACACACTAAGTATAACACAACGGGGGTTAGAAATCATCCCCAAACAGGGCTAAATTTGACCCTAAATTTGTACGCACAATGTACGCACAATTCGAACAGGTGTTCGCCTGATACCCTTAGCCCATGTCTCTTACACCAGCAGTCTCCAAACTATTGAAGGCATCCTGCCCACCTGCGACTCAGGATGTAAGAGCCAACCTTGAGAACCGTGCAAAGGCGATTAAAGACGCTAAATACGGTCCGCTTAACCCTAAAGAGCCAAACGAGGATTACTGGTCTGAAATCGCCTCTGAATGGGGTGTAAGCCCTGAAGAAGCCAAGAAGCAACGGTGCGGGAACTGCGCCGCCTTTATCCAAACCACAGCCATGCTTCAATGTATCGATGGCGGACTAGCCCAAGGTGATAACCGTGAGACCGCTTGGGATGTCATAGATGCTGGCGAGTTGGGATATTGTGAGGCTTTCGACTTCAAATGTGCGAGCGCTCGTACTTGTCGGGCTTGGATTGTGGGTGGTCCTGTTAATGATTCAAACGCAGGGCGCCTCAAATAATGTATGAGTATCGAGTTAAGCAAGTTCTAAAAGTTGTCGATGGTGACACGATTGATGTCGTTATTGATTTAGGCTTTGATGTTTCTTTTACCTCTCGGGTTCGTCTTGCTGGTATTGATACCCCTGAATCTCGAACAACAGATGCGAGAGAAAAAATTCTAGGACAAGAAGTTAAAGAATATTTGAAAAAGACTTTAGAAGGTGCAACCGATATTGTCATTCGTACCGAGAAGGCAGACAGTTCAGAGAAGTACGGCAGAATTCTTGGATGGTTATTTATCAATCGCCAAACAGATTCACTTAATAGTGAATTAGTGAACAAAGGCTATGCTTGGTCATACGACGGCGGCACCAAGAAAAAAGACTTTGAAGAATTGTTGAGGAAAAGACGATGAGTAACGGAAAGTACAAAACTAAACATCCGTTTAATCCAATGCAAATTAAAGATGGATGGATAGTTCGACTTTACAAAGATGGACGAATTAAAGAACGGGTAGAAAAGTACCCGCCTGAGAAAAAGAATAAGAAATGACCGCAATGGTTCGCACACCTATTGAAGTGTTCGAGAGTTGCGATAGATGCGGAGCCAAGGCAAAAGTTGGAGCATCATTCCTAAATGGTGAACTTTATTTTTGTGGACATCATGCCAAGACTTTACAACCGCACCTAGTAGCGAAGGCAATAACTATTTATGACCCCGAACGATATATGGAAAAACGGGAACCACTCGGCTGATTGCTACCGAGTGATTCCCGTTCCTAATCCAACTTACTTTGAGTCTCGAGTAATCTGCGTCTGCGGATTACAGGGCTTCGATAATCGAGGTAATCAAAGTCGTAATAACGACCAGTACAAAACTTCCGAGTAAAGTAATACCCCATAGGTATCGTAGTTCAGGGAACTTTGCTGGCTCTCTCTTTTGCTTAACAACTTGATTGATAATCTTTGGTTGTACCAAAGCATCAAACTTTTGATTTACTTCTTGTTCGTTCATGTATTCCTCTCTTGTTGTAAGAATATACAACTAGGGTAGAGGATACTACTTCTTAGGTTTAGTTGCAACCTTCTGACGCTTTTGTTGAGTATGGTAAATAAACGGTGGCGATGTAAAGGCATCATTATCTGAAGCAATCTTAAGAGCCTCTTTAATTGTGGCTCCAGCGCTGAGTGCGCCTATTGCAAAATCTGACCCTGACCCTACTCCGTAGTAACCTTTTCCATCTAGGCAAACAGAGAAGTCATCTGCTATCTCAAATATCTCTCCGCCAATAAGCATAAGAAAAGCGAATTTAGTTTCCTCATCTTCTACATCCCATTTGTATTCATTCTCTTTGAAGCAAGCCTTAAGAGACGGGACAACTTTGGCAATCATGAAGTGATAAAGGTTGTTCCAGTCTTTAGCGCTTGGAACTGGAGGAACCCAAATATGTTGAGCAATATCGCAAGGCGCACATTCACCCGAACCAGCAATAATGAAATCGCCCCTCTGAGTTATCTTGACCATCTGCGAGTGCGAGGCTTTGCGTCCCGTGGCTCCAGTTGTTTGTGAGTCTGCTCCGATTACGGCTTTGTCATCATATTGAACCGCAATAATCGTTGTCATACCGTGTGAGTTTCTAAGATGTTAAAACCGTTGCGTCTTTCCATAACCATGTACCAATAGTTCTCAAGCCCCATAAAATCATTAAGGCTTTCGATTACTGTTTTTACTGGCAGAGTTGAGCAAGTGTATAAATCAAATTGCAATAGAGCGGGTTGTTCCTCGTCCCAAACATGAAGGGCAATATGAGAAGTCTCAATCATTACCGTAGCGGTAAGTCCACGATTACCTTCTTTAGATACATAAGACGAGAAAGGTCCTTGAAGGATTTTCATGTCAATATCTAAAACGAGTTGTTTCATCCACTCAATAGTTTGTTCCTCGCTTTGAGGTGGATTGTTTACATATCCGTTCAGCAAAATATGATTATGAAGTGCCATTGATTGTAGCCCCAATTTTTATCGTGTTGAGGCTCCAAGCGTAACGCCTAGGGTAATACAACCTCGGTAGGAACCGCCATGAGTCCTAGCGCAACTGTCGCCCATAAGTCGGGAGTTTCCGTATCGGGCTGGTAGCCACCTGCTCCACCTAGCAAAATTGGATGGTCAAAGTATTGCTCTCTAATCATCCGCATGGATTCGAAGTAACCCTGCTTTGTGTATTGAAGTGATGAGAGCGGGTCATTGGCTAGACCATCTGCGCCACAAGCAATAAAAATCATCGTGGGCTGGAACTCATCGCAAGCCTTGAGGAATCCCTCGGTTGCAGATAGCAGAGCCTCATCACCTGACTTTGATGCTAACGGGAAGTTGTAAGCACGATTTTTCCAATCGCTGAGTAAACCCGTGCCTGGAAAAATTCCATACTCATGAACTGAGAAAGTCATAACATTTTTGTTTCTACGCAATAACATCTCAGTACCATCACCATGGTGAGCATCGCAATCAAAGATTGCTACACGCTGTTCAAACTCGTTGGTGGCTTTGGTAGCGGCGATGGCAAAATCATTGAAGATACAAAAACCGCTGGAGATGTCACGCATTGCATGATGCTTGGCACCAGCAAAGTGAACAGCCAGTTTAGTTTTGAAATCAATCAAAGTATCTAAGGCAGTCAAAGTACCGCCAGCAAACAACTTGGCTAACTCGCCTAAGTCATGGCGTTGTCCATCCATTCAGAAACGAGAACCCATCCTGTACAAATTGCTGGTTCAACAAAAGC